ATGTATAGGTGACCTTGTACAGTATAACGACGAAGTTCATTTGCATCTTGGTCTTGTACTGCACCTATGTTATCACTCTTTTCGTTTAATATATACTTGTCAAAATTCTTTTTGTAACTACTTGCTTCAGACTTTACAGCATTTCTGTACCATGTTAATGTTTTCTTCTGACCTTGTGCTTTTGCGTTTATTTTTTCAAACAGAGTTTGATACCCCGCTTGTGTAGACACAGTATTCCTTTGAATAGTGCCAAATCCTGTTGCCATTGTTCTATACTCCTAGATGATCTTCGGTGAGAATCATAAAATTCATCTGCCTATCTTCACAGAAGTCTTCTGCAGCGTCCCACTTGGCACGGTTCTTAGCAAAAGTTAGTGCATCACGCTTATAGGCAGCAGTTTTTTTGTTTTTAACATTCGGTGGTTTAGTTTGTTTCTTGGGTTTGATCTCAATAATATATTTTGTTACCTTTCCTGATCCTTCAAGAACTTTAATGTAAAAATCAGGATAGTAACGTCTTACTCTACCATCAGGTGCTCTGTATGGTATTACAACCTCTTCACTACCCCATTCTAATATAGACGGTTGGTTATCACAGAATACCATGAACTTCCGTTCCCATAGTGACCTGTAGATAACTCGTCTTGGGTTACCACGGTACTTTTTAGGATTAATTGGTTTATAAATCCCAGAGTACGCCATAAATATAATATGTTCCCTTATATTTATATAAAGGCAATAGGATGGCAATACCAAAATTTATAGAGGCAATAAGTGCTAAAGGAGGAATGTCTTACTCCAATAGCTTTAAAATTAAAATTAGACCAAGTTTTGGTGTTGACTCAGCATCAGAGAGTCCTCAGTATGAAAACTATGCTGGTTCTGGAGTTCCTTGGTATATTTTTATGTGTGATGAAGCACAACTACCAAATGTTCAAGCTGCAAGTGGAACATTAAAGGGTAGATATCTTGGTGAAGGTCAAGTAAACTATCCACATACAAGGGTTTTTACAGAATTTCAATTAGGATTTCAATGTGATGCTGATATGACACCATTAAAATATCTTAATCAATGGTTTGGAAAAATATGGAATGAGGTTCCAAGAGATGATTACGGAGATCCTGATATTAGAACTATTTTTAGCGAAGAAACACCATACCAAAGAAATACTGTTTTAAGTTATCCAAAGGATTATTGTAGAGATATTATTGTAACTAAAACTGAATCTGGTCGCACTGGATCTGCTGGAAGACCATCTATATCATATGTGTTAGAAAGGGCGTGGCCTTTTGCTATTGATGCAGTTCCACTACAATTTGGTACAGCACAACTAACAAAGGTAACAGCACAGTTCTACTATACTAGGCATCATATTATTAACTCTGATATTACAGAACCAGAGATAGGACTTGACCCATTTTATGATTATGATTATGATGATCCTAATAATCCAAGTCCAAATCGTGGAAAATAACAGTCAAAATTGATTTTTCAATTCCATAAAAGCGGGAAAAAAATTCCCGCTATTTTTTGTCTGAAAAAGTCGCTAAATATAAATATGACCTTGGAGTAAATATAATGGCATTGCCAACCATGGATTTTCCAACATATGAGTTGGAATTACCATCAACAAAAAAGAAAGTAAAATATCGTCCATATCTCGTAAAAGAAGAAAAAGTGCTTTTATTAGCATTAGAAACTGAGGATGATAATAATATTAAGGATGCAGTAGTAAATTTACTGAAATCGTGTATAAAATCTAGAATAAAAGTAGAAGATTTGTCTATTTTTGATTTAGAGTATATCTTTTTAAATATAAGAGCAGTATCTGTGGGTGAAGAAGTTGAGATGAGAGTTACATGTCAAGATGATGGAGAAACTGAAATTCCTTATAAGTTAAATTTGACTAGTATAGAGGTATTTTTTCCAGAAGGACACAGTAACAAAATTATGTTAACAGACACTACTGGTGTCATAATGAAATATCCATCACTCAATAGATTTGTAGATGCTAATTTTGGAACTGGTAAACAAGTAACACCAGAAAATGTAACTGAAGTAATTGCTGAGAGTATTGACCAAATATTTCAAGGAGATGATGTATATGACTCATCTACCACTACTCCTAAAGAATTTATAAAATTTGTAGAGAGTATGACGAATGCACAAATGGAGAAACTACAAAAATTCTTTGAAACTTCTCCTAGATTACAACATTCATTTAAGGTTAAAAATCCAAAAACTGGAAAAGAGTCAGAATACACGATATCAGGATTAAATAATTTTTTCGGATAGCCCTCTTTCATAATTCGTTAGAGGGGTATTACAAGACTAATTTCGCTTTGATGCAACACCATAAATATAGCTTAAGTGAAATTGAAAATATGATGCCTTTTGAAAGAGAGGTTTATGTGTCATTGTTAATGCAACATCTAGAGCAAATTAAACAACAACAACAGAAAAAATAATGGCAGCGGGAACAGTCGGTTATACAGATACTAGAGGTAATAAAGATTACCTTAGTATGGTTGCGAGTCAAATCTCTAGGAGAGTTGGCGAAGCATCTGATATGGCATCGTCTGAACGTAAGTATGCAGAGGATAGAGCAGAAGAAGGAGGTACTTCATTAGATGAAGCTGGTATAGGAGGAGGTTACTTTTTTGGAAGAGCTCTTGGTTCAAGGTTTGGTGGTGATGCAATTGCCAGAACTAGAGGTAGATTTGCAAAAAATCCATCAGCAGGAATAGATCCTGCTGGTAATGTTGCATCTAGATTTCGTGGTGGATTTAATTATAATGTAACAAATGAGATTAATGCTGCAACTGATGGTGATGTAACTAATGGAGATGGATTACTTACAGGTGCTGTTGTTGCTGGATTTCGTGGTGTAGAAAATGCAACAATACAAGTAGCACAAGCTATTACATCAATAGATAAAAGTCTTGATAGTCTGACAAGAACTCAGATTGACATGGCAAAGGCAATCATGTTCCAAGGTTACATGATGGAGATGTTCCGTAGTCAAACAAGACAAGATGCTGGAAGACGTTCTGCAAGAAGAGAAGAGAGATCTATAGAAGGTGGAGGTGTTGGTGGTGGATACGGTGGCGGTGGTATTGGTGGATCTGGATTTGGTGGTGCTGGCGGTGGTCGTGGAATGATCAATGTTACACCTCGTGGTGGAACTTCTGGAGGAGGATCTGGAGGAGGATCTGGAGCTAGCGGTGTTGGAGGAGCATTAGCAAGTTTTGGAACATCTCAGATGACTGATTATTTTAATCCTAAAACTGCATCGGGAAAACTTGCTAGAAATGTTCTTCCACAAGTTGCAGATAACTTTTCAGTAGCAACACCTCTTGCTAAAACTGGATCTAAAACTATGGCACAACTTCTTGCTGGAAATAGTGATGAAATCGCAAAAAATGTAGCAAAAGCAACTGGTGCTAGACCAGGTGTTGCTAATGCAATAAGTGAATTTTTTGAAAATGCATTTCCTGGTTTAGCAAAAAATCCAAAAGTTGCAGCACAGACAGCAGAAACCGCAACTAAAAGTCTTACAGCAGCAGCAAAAATATCTTCTAATCCAATATCACAAATAATGTTATCAAAGGGTGCGTTTTCTAAAGGATATAATACAGCAAATGTAACAAATTTGAATGATGCAATAGCAACATTTTCAAGTGGTCAAAAAGAAATTGCAAGACGAGGGATCAATTTGAAATATATGGATGATGCAACTAGATCACACATGTTTGCAAAATACATAACAAGATCACCAGGAAAGAATCCTCTAAGTGGCCTCCCATTAGAGGGAATTATGCATTCCGAGGATATAATTGGAATGCAGATGAGATTTGGCAAGGACGCAGAGAGATTAATAGGTCTTGGATTTTCAAATCCAAAAAGTCGTATTGTTCAACAAATATCTAAAAAATTTCCTGGTGTTAAGTTTGCTGATCCTATGCAAGCGGTTGCATTAACAGAAATTGTCAATAGAGTAGATAAAGGAATGGATGTTGTTGATGCAATTGATGATGTTAGATCAGTTTATGGACCTACAATTGATAATGCAATAAGAAGTGCTGCAAAATTTGTTCCAGAAAAGAGTAAATTAGCAGCAGCACTTGCAAAGGCAACTGGAAAGACAGCAACTAAAGGTGTATTTGCAAGTATAATGAAAAAAATTCCTGTTCTTGCTGGTATTGCTGGTGTTGTATTTGGTATTCAACGTGCCATGGAAGGAGATTTGATGGGTGCTGGTCTTGAAGTTACATCTGGTATTCTTGGAGCAACTGGTGTCGGTGGTGGTCTTGGATTGGCGATTGATGGATTTTTGCTTGGAAGAGATTTAGGTGCATTCCCCACACCAATGTATGATGGTGGAATACCACAGACATCTAATTTTGTAGCAATGTTAAATGACAGAAAAGATGGAGCTCCAGAAATGGTTACACCTCTAACTGATGAAACATTTATCAAGTTTGGTGAAGGTATTTTAAATGCAAATGAAAGAAATTATTCTCAATTCGCAAAACAAAATTCTTCATGGTTAGGTGAAGTACCACAAGACAGTTCGTTATTTAAGGTTAGTTTTGGAGACAGTGTTGAATTCCCTAAAGGTCTCATGAAAGATGTAAAAGGTAATACTAACGATATTTCAAATCAAATAAATCGTATATCTAGCGAAGTGAAAAAGATCGCAAATAATCCACCAACATCTACAACTATAATTAACAACAATAATAGTAGTAGTGGAAATGCTGGTAATGGAGGTAATGATGTTGGAGGAGATTTCAGTAATTCTGGTTTAGATGCATTTAGACTTAATTACATTGGGAGTTTAGTTTAATGAGTAGAACAAATCCAACTGGAAAAGAAGTTACAAGTACTGGAAATGAAGAAGCACAATATACATCTCAAGCACAATTAATAGCAGTTAATATAAAAAGCAATTCTGGTATAGATTTACCACAAATAGACAATAGTATGGTTCTTGGTTTCTTTCATCGTGAAAGTTTGTTGTCACCATTTATTTCTGGTATTCTTACAGTAAGTGATAGTGCAGATTTTTTAAATGGAAATGATGTAAAAGGAAATCCATCACCAATAGAAGGTGGTGAAGAAATTATCGTAAAAGTAAAGACTCCTACTGTTGAAGTAGCAGAAGAATACAAATACAGAATATGGAAAATAGGTAATAGAATCTCAATTGATAAAAAACAAGCATATGCTCTTGCATTAGTTTCTGAAGAAGCATTAATTAATGAAACAAAAAGAATAGTTAAGAAGATTCCATCAGGAGGACAAAATGATGAAGAAGTCCCTGAGATGAGCATTACAGATATTGTAAAAGCACTTATAGAAACAGACTTGGGAATCAATTCATCAAAAAAAGTAATGAGTGAACCAACTAAATTTAAACAGGTGGTACAGGGAGCAAGACAGAGACCTTTTGATATAATTCTTAAATTATCACAAAAAGCAATTTCTAATAAAGTTATAACTGCAAAAGTTGCTACAGAACAAAGTGATGGCACAGAAACTAAAGAGGTTATAAAGGGAACTGCTGGTTTTTTCTTTTGGGAGACAAAAAGAGGATATAATTTCTTCTCTGTTGATGCAATATGTGATGTAAAAGGTGGTGTATTTTCTGCTCCAGATTTAGAAGCAGAAACTCATGGAATTTATAAAGAACAGATTGCAAATATAGATGGACAAGATGATAGAAATAAAATCAGAAAATTAACATTTAAAAGTGAAATTGATGTTATGTCTGCCTTGAGACAGGGAAAATATTCTTCAAACATAATATTTTTCAATATATCAACAGGACAATATGAAGAATATCAGTATAAAATTACTGAAAGTTATAAAAATATGGCACATTTGGGAAACCAGAATAAAGTTTCTTCTTTAACAGCAGGACAAAAAAAGTTAGAATCAGAACCATCTAGACTTATGACAATGGTTTTAGATCATGAGACATGGTATAATGGACCTGACATTGCTGATCCAGAAGATAAAGAAGCAGAAAATCCTAGTGTTTTTGCTGATTGGCATAAACATTATGCTGCCCAAACAGTTGCTAGAAAAGAGTTATTAAAGAATCAACAGGTAGAAATAATAATTCCTGGCAATAGTGAAATATGTGCAGGAGATAAGGTTGAAATAGAGGTATCAAGAAAAGCACCTGATGAAGTAAGGAAAGATAATCCTGTAGATGAAGAGTCTAGTGGAGTTTATCTTGTAAAAGATGTTGAGCATAAGTTTACTTTTACTGACGGGACTAGCGGAATAGTCATAACTACGCTACAATTGTTTAGAGATTCCTTCGGTATGAAAGATACCGAAACTAAACGTGGGGAATAAATAGAAGAGTAAGGAGGTAATTACTTATGAAAAGCATAGAAGACCACATTCAACACGACAAGGAGATTCTTGCCGATCCAAAGACTTCTGATCCAATGAAGAGACATGCAAAAGAGGAGTTGCACGATCTAATAGAGTATGAGAAGCATCATCACGAAGAAATAGTAGCAGGAGATCATCACGATCCTAATGTTCTAGAAGTATT